ATCATTACGTGTTCTGTAGATAAAATTGTCCAATAGCCAGAGTAGGTAGCCCCAATCCCCGCTAGGTATACAGGCATATTAGGTCTCAAGGTGGGGTCACCAAGCACACTAGCAGTACCTCTATATGGGAAAGAGTTCCTAGCCTCAGCTGCTTCTGCTTCATACGTTGCAATCTGAGGGTTAGGCGCTACAACTAAAGAGTTAAAACGGTCAAAGAACTCGTCTTGGCGTTTTGTTTTTGTAGTTTTATTTCTCTTTTGTTTAGTTTGAGCCATAGCAGCTTTAGAAAATCTGTCTACACCACTAATAGCTACAGCGGACTTCATCTCTCCGTCGTACTCAATAGACTCACCAATAGAAGGTTGAAAGGCATATAAGGTAGAGCCAGTGGAATCACTAGCGTCTTTCATTATAAAGACCTTTGCCGCATCCTTATACAGCTCGTAATCACTCAAGATAGGTTCAAAATAGATATCAGTGTTTTCTCCACGCAGGGTGTACCCAATTTGTTTTGCTAAACGCACTGCAAGTTGCCAGTCGGTATACCCAGCTTGAGATATCATTTCGTAAACTCTAGGATGAGGTTTTCCTATAAAACGCAAGCTGTGTTTAATACAAATTTCTTTTATAACTTGGTCCGCGGTGCAATCTCTATAGGTCTGTTGGGAAGCTTGCTTAAGTGGGAATGAGCCCCCTATGCATACAACTTCTGTAAACATTTTGCCTGGAGTAGCGGATGGAGTAATGTGATGAATGTACCCAAAAAAATCTCTAGGTGTAGTGTTTGAGGACAGCTTAACTTCAATAGGGGTTCCTGGTCTAATTGATTCGTACTTAGGGTCCCAGTCTTTAAACGTTAATACCAATAGCTCATGTTCATATGTTTTTTGCATGAGTACGGCTTTATACACAGACCTTGGGCCTTCAGGAGAGTCTGGAAAAGAAACACTTACAAATTTAAACACGTGGAATCCTCAGCACAGTTCCAGCTGGAATGTTAAGGATGTCTTTAATTTCAGGGTTATGGTCCAATATAATCCACCACATGCTTGAACGGTTGTAGTACTTATTACCTAGCTGGTCTAAACGCTCCCCCTCTTTATAGGTGTGCTCGTAGTAGGTAAGCGTTCCTATATCAGGAAAATCGTAAAAGACAATAGGATTCTCATCCCCGTTAGGGGTAGTAGAAACAAAGTCAACAAAAGATGGCTCGTATCTAGAACCTAAATAGATAGTCATGTTTCCTCCTAAACTACTGTAGAGCCAGCAAAGGCGTCACAGCTAAACGATACGGTTGTGCGTAAAGGAATCATGTCTTCTGTAAAATAGGTGTGATTAATTGACATGTTTGTTATCCATCCAACAAAAGAAAGTTGCTGCTGGGCATTAGGACCAAACCTAAAACCAAGAAGGCTGGGAGATAGGAACCCAATGTTAGCTGTTTTCTTAAGCATCAGTGTTGCCCACTCACCAGAGCCTTGATTAGCGCCGTTTCCATTAAGGGCCTTGAACAGATACTCAAGGTCAGCCATAGTTCCGAACTTCATTAAGTCATTAATCTTCTCCATATTTACAGACCCAAGTGCAGACGGGTAGTAACTCATGGCACTAGTTGGTATCTTGGAGTACCTGCTCTCTCTAACCTGTGGGCTGTTTGCGTTTACTTCTACAGCTTTTGGGTGGTTCATTGAGTTTGCGTATGTGTCTCCAGCCATACTTCTAAAAGCTGCAAAGTCATTTACACGGTCTAACATAATTTGAAATTGATAGGTTTCTTGCCCAGGGAAGGCGCCAGCCACTGAACGAAATCTGTCTGCTGATGATGGGGTAACATCCATGTTTCGTGCGATAGAGGACGAAATGGTTTCTGGGTTCCATAAGAATTGAAAACCATATTTATAGTTGTTTTCTTTTCCAGAGCCCTGTTTTAATAGTTTATTGTCCGCATCTGCTTTTACCTTCGCTTGTATTTGAGCTGCTGTCTCAATTACACCGCCGTCTTTAACAGCAGAAACGTCGCTTCCGTTACTCCAGTGCCAAATAACACCTCTACGTAGTCTGTGGAAATCTCCTTCGTGATTATTTTGTGCAGTATTTCCTTGACCTTCAGTGCCGTCTACACGGTGTGGTCTTACAGGCAGACTCCACTTATGTGGCGGTAAATTGTAGTCGTAATCTCTTGGGGGAAATGACTTGTTAGCTCTCGTGTCTGGGGTGTTATTGCCTACCAAATCGCTGTATTCTTTTACAGCCGTTTTCTCTAAAGCTTTTCCAATAAGAGTTAGCCCTAGTCCAACACCGAGTCCAGGAAGGCCTCCGACTCTTACAATCTTACCTGCTCTACTAAGGGCGACACCAACAGCTTGACGGTTAAGCCCAGAGCCAGCAACCGTAGAGGCAGCCGCAGCAACAGCAACTGTGGGGGCTGCTGATGACGCAATACTTCCAGCCGTAGTTGCTGCAACGCTAGCGTTAGCTAAGTTGTTAATTCTTTTTAAAGAAGATGTAGTTTTAACTGTATCTTTTTTTACAGTAGCTTTCTTTTTTTGAAGCGCCTGTGGTGGAACAAAGTATGGCATTAGTTTTTAGCCGCCTTATCTAGAGTCTCTGAGTTTGATAGAGCCGCCTTTAGGGCTGCAATATTGTCTGATGGGCTTCCTCCACCTGATAGGTTTACGGTAACACCGCCATAGTTGTATGTGGTTGCGCCTACTTGAGATGTAGTCTTTAATGCTGGGCTTGACATAGAGGTAAAGCCCTTTAGTAAGTCTGATATTAAGTTTTTGTTACTTGTTCCATCTTGAGTGAACAACTTAGACCAACTAAACTTTGTATCATCCCCACCTTTGTTCTTTGCTGAGGCAGAGGCAAAAGTAGACCTATCTGAACCACCGTCACCTGCAGCGTTGTTGTCACCAAGTACAGACTTAGTAGACCAAGAGCTCCAGTTGTAGCCTTTTTGAGACATATGATATGCAACTCGTGCGTTTGTTTCTGCATCATATAGGTCGTTTACTGAACCTAGTTTAAAAGACTTGCCGTCTGCAGCTTTCCAAGATTTATTTAAGCGTTCATTCATAAGGTCGCCAAGCATGTTAATTTGGAATAGACCGTAGGAGAGGTCTCCACCGTGTGGGTTAAAGGCGTTAGGACGACCCCCTGATTCAGCACCAGCAATCTTTAAAGCATTTGCTAAACCTTGTCCTTGGAACCCTGCTCTTTCTAGTACACCCTTTAACTGTTCTGGTGTTAGCTTAGCTCCGTTTGCTCCCTTAGGTCCCGTGTACTCTCCGTTATGAGAGTGGCCTGGGTATGCAGCTCCACCTTCATGGCGGAATGGGTGGTTCTTTAATTCATGATTAGGAACAATAATACCTGGTTGTTCAGGTACGAATAGTTCAGGACCCTGCTCACCTACAACATACGGCATCTTTCCACCAACAGGTCCGCCTTCTGCTTTAAACATTCCACCAAGCAAACCGCCTAACAGTGGACCCGCAGCAAAGTTAACAGCTCCAGATACGATACTACCAAGACCGCTAGACCCCAGCGTAGTAACTCCGCTTTTAATTGCGCTTAGCCCAGAGAACAACCCAGTGAATCTATCAATTAAATTCATAAATCCAGTGAAGTAACTAACAACACGGTTCGCTGCTGTAAACGCATCAGACATAGCAGGGGCCGCTTGTTGTAAGTTTCTAGTAGACTCAGTAATTCTCTGGCTTAAAGAGCTAACTGCAGGTGTAGTAGCTCCGTATTTTTCCCCTAGTTTTTTAAGGTCTCTACCAGCAAACCCTACGCCGCCGCTTCTGGCTTTAAGCATAAGTCCATCCTCTACTTGCTTACGAAGTAGCGGGTCGTTTCCAAAGTACTGGTCAAGCATAGATGCAAGAGCGTTACCAGGCTGTAAAGATATTTGAACGTCTTGTACAGTGATGGGTTCGTTACCCATCTTTTCTCTCATTAACTTAGACCAAATTTCGTCAATAATTTGTGGCATAGGTTTCATAGAACCATCTTCACCACGAATACGAATACCAATACCGCGAA